GGACAGCAGCAGATGAGGGCAGGTTTATATATGTTGAGGCTGATGATACATTTTATTATGGAACATCAGCTGGATGGGAGTCTAGCTTCTCATTTAAAAACATTGCGGTTGGAGGGCAAAGTAATGTGGTGGCTGACTCGGCAAGTGATGTTCTGACTCTTGCTGGTGCTGGTGGCCTAACAATAACAACTGATGCTGTAACAGACACAATAACGTTTACACTCGATGATGATAATGTTCAAAGAGTCACAACGGACAGTGGAACTGCGGTCCCTGCTTCATATATTCTTGCAATCCTTGGTGGTGAGGGAATTGTTACATCATCAACTGGTAATAATGTTGTTACAGTTACAGCAGAAGATGCTTCAACAAGCAATAAGGGTATTGCTTCTTTTGATGCAAGCGACTTCAATGTTGCAGCAGGTGTTGTAACAATTGATGATACAACAATTGTCCATCAAGATTTATCTGGTGCTGGAACACATACACATGCAGAGATAGATACACATATTGATGATGCAAATGATGTTCACGGTGTCACTGGAGATGTAGTAGGAACAACAGATATACAGACATTAACAAACAAAACATTAACACAGCCTGATATTGCAGACTTGACATTAGCAACACATGATCACGGGAGCAATGCCAAAGGTGGAAATATATTAAATGTTCCAACAATTGCAGACTTCACAAATGCAACACATGATCATGGCAGTGATGCAAAAGGTGGAAACACGTTAAACAAGCCAACCATTGCAGATTATACTAACGCTGGACACGACCACAGTGGTTTAACAAAAGGTGGCCGAACACTCAACATACCTATTTTGGTAGAACCTGTAATAGATAGTTTTGTCAATGCAACACATGACCATACATCAACAGTAGAAGGCGGTTTCCTTACACAGAAACCAATGATGATTAAAATGGTTGATGATGTGTGTTCAATTGGCCTTGAAACAGACTACTTCATTTTCCCCATTCCACTTGAATATAATGGAATGAAAATATATCAGGTTGAAGCATTTGTTTCAACAGTATCATCATCAGGAAGGCCAACATATACATTGACAAACTTGACTGATGCAACGGCAATATTGTCAACAGCAGTGAGTATTGATGTTGGTGAATATACATCATATACATCATCAGCACCTTCAGTGGTTGATGCAGCAAATGCACTTGTTTCAACTGGTGACAGAATATCAATAAGCAAGACTGTTATTGGAACAGGTGAACTTGGCGACACATTAATAATATCATTCAGACCAGTATAAGGAGTAATAAATGGCGTTCTACGATAAGTTGTTTTCAAACAGGATAGACGAAGCTATTAAGTCATTCGATAATAAGGGTGACAAATTGCTTAATGATAAGCAAATTATGGACCAGTCTGGTGAGGGCATTGACGATTTATTCCTTATGAATCAGGGATATGGAAGTGTTGGAACACAAGGTTTCAGTAACTTCTATAATAGTTATCTCAATAAAACATATGATTCAGAAGTGTCAAAAATTAATAATTATAGAGTCATGTCCCAGAATGCAGAAATCGGTGATGTTATTGAAGATGCTACAAATGAGTCAATATCAGAGTATGATTCAGGTAGTTATATCCGTCTTGAAATGAAGGATCAAAAGCTAGAAAAGAATGAAAACATAGTGAACAACATATATGCAGAGTTTAATGAATTATTTGAAAACAGAATTGACCTTTGTGAAAAGTTATGGGACATGTATAGGAACTATCTTATAGATGGTAGATTATATTATGAACGAGTTATCAAGAAATCTGATCCAAAATATGGTATCGTTACCATTAAGAAATTGCCATCAGAAACAATGGATTTCATATACAATCCAAGAACATCAAAAATCGAGGTTTTCTTCCAATATTTGTCAAAGAACATAAAACGTCCTACGTCAATAGAAGAAGCAACTAGGAGAGAAGATGTTGTGGTGTTCAATCCTGAGCAAATTGGCTACTTGGACTATGGTTTATATGGATTAACAAGACAACAGGTTTATGGGTTCTTGGAGAAAGGTAAGGTTGCGTATAACCAGTTGAAATTGCTTGAAACATCAGTTATCATATATCGTATTGTTAGAGCACCTGAAAGATTGGTGTTCAAGATTGATACTGGTAACATGCCTAAGGACAAAGCACTGAAGTTTGTTGAAAAGATTAAAATGAGGTTCATTAAGAAACAGTCATACAACCCAACCACTGGCGCACTGTCACAGGAACCAGAAGTTATGTGCATCAGGAAAAACACTGAAATTCCATTACTTGATGGGAGATACTTGACACTTGAAGCACTTGTTAAGGAGCATAGTGAAGGCAAAGAGAATTGGGTATATACGATTAATCAGGAAACATTGAATATTGAACCCGGCAAAATTAAACATGCTGTAATAACCAGATTGAACGAGCCATTGATTCGTATGCATTTGGATGATGGCAGTTATTTTGACTCAACATATGACCATAAATATGTTCTTAGAGATGGTTCAGAATGTAGAGCCGACATGTTGCAAGATGACACTGCATTAATGCCAATGAACACAAGAATGGGACATATTGGAACACATAAAGCTGAATATGAACAAACATATTGTCCATCAGATGATAAATGGAGATTTACGCACAGAATTGTTGCAAATCATATAAATGGTAAATATAAGGGAATTGTACACCATAAAAACTTTGATAGGTTTAATAATTCACCAGAAAATTTACAAATAATGTCTAATGAAGAACACCATCATATGCATGGTGAAAATGTTAGAAATATGTTTAAAAATCCAGAATACAGAAAAAAACATTCTGAATGGGTAACAAGAACCAACATTGAACAGAACAAAGTGGAGAAAATGAGGAAGGTTCTTAACACACCTGCAGTCAGAGCAATGCAAAAAGAAGCTGTTAAAAAATCAAAGACTGAATGGTTTGCTGTTCCAGAGAATAAAGAAGGTTTCAGAAAGAAGAAAACAATCATTTTTGATGAAACGGCACTTAAAATGCTATGTGATATTTTCATTGAATCTGGTTGTGTTAGTAGAAATAAGTTGTTGAATTTACTTAGTAATAACAAAGAGTTTATGACATATTTGGAAGGTTTAAATAATGACCAATTTATTGTTAATAAACAATTTAACCATTTAAACAGGGGCATTTTATGGAACATGATACATGAAATGGGTTACAATGACTATGTTGATTTCAGAAGCAATTATCAAGGATATATGAACCATAAGGTTGCAAGAATTGAACATTTATCAGAACGTGATGATTGCGGTTGCCTTGAAGTTGAAGGCAATCATAACTTTGCCATTTCACAAAATGGAACCAGTAAAATAGTGAGTAAAAACAGTATATTAGAAAATTTTTATTTACCTACATCGGCCGACGGTAGGGGTTCGGACATTACATCTATTGGTGGTGATGCAAAAGGCTTCACAGAACTTGATGACATTTATTATTTTGCTAAGAAACTCTATCGTTCCTTGAAGTACCCGTTATCAAGGGTAGTGGCTTCACAAGAAAAAGGTGAAAGTCTTTTTGGTCAGAGTTCAGCAAATGAAATATCAAGAGATGAAATCAAGTGGTCCAAGTGGCTTGAAAGACAACAGTCCAAGTTCTGTAAGGAGTTAAGGGACTTGTTTTTATTGCACCTGGAGTTCAGGGGACTCAAAAAACAGTATGGTTTGACAAAAGATTCATTTAAGGTAACGATGCCACCGCCATCACACTATAAGGACACAATGGCACAAGCATTCTTAGAACAGAAGTTTGCCAATTATAATCAGTTAGCTCAAAATCCAGAGTTTTCAAAATCATTTTTGATTAAGAAATATCTTGAATGGACTGATGCTGACTTGAAGGAGAACAAGAAAGGCTTTAAGTTGGACAAGAAGTTATTTCCACCTCCTGATGATGGAATGGGTGGTGATATGGGTGACACTGGAATTGATGCAGATATTCCACCTGAAGAAGAAGAAATTGATACAAGTGAAATGGAGCAATAGTTATAAATAAGTAATGAACTATTGATAAATTTTACTAAATAATATATTAAACACTTGGAGGTTATATTGTAATGGATGAAAAAAATGTGAAAAGCGCACTTGATAGTTTTGAAAGGGACGATTTCGTTTCAGCTAAAGAGATTTTATCTACTGAAATAAAAAAGTCTAAATATGATTACTTGAAGAATAAGTTAGGTCTTACAAAAGATATTGAGGATGAAAAAATCAAGAAATAGGTATTGAGGAGGAAACAACACATGAACAGTATTGATAAAATAGATGCATATTTGAAGGAAGATTTTGACATTTCTGGTGACGCAATGTTAGCAAATGTTGATGCCTTGAGTTTCTCAACTGGGTTAAGAAGGATTAATCTTCTTTTTATGAAAGCCAACACGCCAAGAAAATATGCAATTGCCTTTGAAGTGGCAAATGGCATGGTACAGAAGTTCCCATTGAAGGCAAAGATTGTTTTGGCTGCTGTTGCCGATGCATACAAGACACGATTTGGTGCTATTGTTACACCTAAATAAAGGAGGCCACAATGTCAATTGATGTAACGGTAAATAAATACCTGGTTGAACGGGAACATGGAGAAATGAAATCAAAAGAACTTGATGATTTAAAAAAAGATGGTTGGAAAGTAACATCAAGTGGAGTAGGAACTTTTGATGTTGGTAAAACAACATGGATGTGTGTATTACAAAAAGATGGTAAGAAAAAAGTTGTCCGTGGGAAATTTAATTAAGAGAGGATAGATGAAATTACCTGATAATTTTAATATTACATTAAAAGACAATGACCATATAAAAATTAATGACATAAAATATTATTACCATGAACATTGTGTTGTATGTGATGATCCATTTTTATCAAGGAGAAAAGAGGCGGTAACATGTACAAGAGAGTGTTGTTTTAGTGGAGAAAGAAACCCAAGACATAATGACCATAGAACATGGGAAGAACTTATAGGAAAAGAACGAGCTGATAAAAATAAAGATGATTATAGACAGAACTGGATTAACAATAATCCTAATAGTAATGGTAATCATTGGATTAATAAATTAAATAAAAATGATAAACAATTGTGGAGACAAGGACAAGGAAAGGTTCAAGCCTTACGAGGAAAGAAATTTTATGAATTTTATGGTGTTGAACGTGCCAATGAGATCAGGTATAGTATTTCAGTAGGAACTAAGAAAAATATGCCTGAAATGGGTCCACCACCAATATCAAGTGGATATGGCTATTCTGGAAAATATAAAGGCTATCATTTCAGAAGTTTGTTAGAACTTAGTTATATCAAGCATCTCATTGATAACAATATCAATTTTAAGAGTGCTGAAAATAAAGAATTTGCTGTAAAATATATAAATAGTAAAGGCAACACACGAAAGTATTACCCAGACTTCTATTTAATAGATGAAAATAAGATCATTGAAATTAAGCCAAAATTCAAGGCAAGATATGATTCAGATGTTATGTTGAAGTGTGATGCCGCAAAATTAGTATATGGTGATAAATATGTAATGTTGAATGAGGATGATATTAGAAACATGACAAATCTTATTACAGCAAATGATATAAGCAATATTAAAGATATTATCATATACAACAAAGGGAGGAAGGCTACATGAAACTTATAACAGAGGTATCAAGAAATGTTCAAATCAAACAAGATGAACAAAATCTTTACATAGAAGGTATCTTTTCCAGCGTTGACTTGCTTAATGAAAATGGCAGAAAATATAAAAGAAATGTCATGGAGCGTGAAGTTGATAAAGTACAACCAATGATTAATGATAAATGTCTTTGGTCAGAACTTGGTCATCCAAGTGGTCCAGATATGAATCCAGATAGAATTGCTGGTATTGTTGAAAGTCTTAGATGGGATGGAAATGATATTCTTGGTAGAGCAAAAATAATTGATACACCAATGGGTAATATATCTAAAACATTAATTAAGGAAGGCAGAGTTGGTATAAGTTCCAGAGGACTAGGAACAGTTAATGAAAAAGATGGTTATGTTAATGATGATTTTAACCTTATTACATGGGATATTGTGCTTTCACCATCGAACAATCCATCATGGGTGAAAGGTATCTATGAGGCACAGGAATTTGGAGTTATTACACCTGTTGCACCTGTGATCGTTGAACCAGAAGTATCCTTAGACGAAGCTAAGGGTGAATATAAGAAGCATATCTGGCAAGTACTGACTAACATAGAAAAGAGGAT